GCTGTTTCCGATGCGACCACCATGATCTTTGCAAGACTCGCAAAGATTTTGGTAAGAGACGTCGAGCCCAATTTCGACGCCGTCTTGAGCGTACTCCCCCTAAAGTGCGTTTTGCTGATGAAACTGGACCTGCCCAAGGTGTAAGCTTCAGTCGTGGACGGCCTGATGTAAGCTTGTACCCTACCAAGTTTGATTTGAATACCGAACTTGCTATGAAATTTGACGTCGATTCGATCACTAACTTCTTCACTCAAATGTTTCCATCCCGGCCTACCGCCACTTGGAAGAATCAAATTGCTGGAGTAGTCCTTCTTTTGACTGGACTCTGGCAAAATCGAGGTTCTCTCTCAAATTGCATGACTCACGTTGCGCAGTATTTGAATGTCTTGAACCTTGGCAGTGGACTTTATGCGCAAGCTTATGAACTCATTGCTGGATTCTTTCCCCGACTTGCAGGAGATGTAGGTCGCGCACAAGCTGGTGGTATGGAAGAAACTCTTTCTCGCTTGAGAGAGTGGATTCCTGCCCTTGCTGGTTGCAGTATGGTTTTGGCGACTCTGACTGTTCTTAGAGAACTTCCTTCAGGGGGTTCCGTGACTGACTTGATTAACCGATTTTCACGAATGGGACAATGTGTCTCCTCCATTGAGAAGTTAGTGGAGTATGGAAAATCAGTTGGAACAACGACCTATGACTGGATCTGCAAACATGTCTTCGACATCGATACTACGAAGTGTGATGCTTGGAGCGAGATTAATCAGTGGTGTGATGACGTTTCCGAACTGAACAACACTAATTATGAAATGGAAATTCGCGGCAATGCTGCTATGAAAGCACAAGTTGATACCCTGTTGATACGGGGTGATAAGATCTTGAAACTTCTTGATAGCCTTAAGGTTGAGTTCTCGAAGCGCACTCGAATTACCAATTTAATGATCCTTTTGAACAAGTTCCGAGAAACTGCTGCTGGCAGTGGAGCTGGACAATTTTACTCCCGCGTCAACCCTTATATTCTTTGGGTGACTGGCGCCTCTGGAGTGGGAAAATCCACTATTCTCGATCTTTTGAACACGGAACTCTTACAATCCATGGGCTGCACTGATGCGAGTGATCTTGGAGAGAAGGTTTACTACCGTAATCCGAGTGACACAGATCAATATTGGTCTGGATACTCTAATGAAGTGAAGATCGTTGTGTGTGATGACCAATTTGCGCGCAAAGACACTGAGGCCAATCCCTCTCAGGAACCCTATGAAGTAATTCGTATGGGTAATAATGCTGCGTGGCAGCTGCCTATGGCTCATTTGATGGACAAAGGAACAACTTTCTTCCGTGCGAATACTGTTATCTGGACTACAAATCGTTCTCAGGTTAAGTTCGTCTCTTTGACGAACCCTGAGGCCGTTTATCGTCGAGTCTGTGCTAAGTGGAGACAGCAACCCAAGATTGAATTTGCTACTGAGCGAACTATCAACGGCAAGAAGATCTTGACTCTTGACCAGGAGAAAGTGAGACTTGCTCTTCTTGAAGATCCTACTAAGATTACGGAGTTCGTTGAATTCCAACAGATGGACTCTGATGCCAGTACGGAGCGACAAATTGGTCACCCTCTTTCTTATAGGGAGTGGGCTGATCGCATTGTGGCTGAGAATAAGGCTAACCTTGTACGGCACGAACTTGTGCAAGGCGCTAAGAACACCTACTGGGAAAAGATGAAGCCCCGCTACCACGGAGAAGTAGGAAACGCCCAGATGATGCAAGAGCAAGAGGAAGTTCCAGTCTTTGATGCTGGATTAGTGTACCATGCCAACCCCGGTGCTTTCAACATCGGTGGATGGGTGCATATCAACGTCAGAGATTGTCCCGGATTTGAATCAGCGGCTGCTCCCAGACGCCTTGGAGCCCCCCCTAACTATCCGATCGGACCGGAAACTAAGTGCCTTCATGTTCATGGTGAGCTTGCAGAAGATGCGGTTCGCGGTTGGCAACATGCTACCGCCCGTGCTCAACTTGCAGCTCGCCACCACCAGAAGTGGGTGTTCGACACCATCTTTTATGAGCAGACTGGTTTGGCTGCAAATCGAGTGGCCACTTGTGTTCTAGCTGAACATAACCCGCCAGATGAGCACGAAGAAACACTTCTTAGGAAACTCATGAATGCAACTCTTGGAGTGAAGCGCGTCTTGGACAAGGCGTCTAACTCCAAAATTGGGAAAATGATTTGGAAAGTAGTGAAAGCTCCTTGGTATATTGCCAAGTGGGCGAGTGATTGCATTTACGAAGTGCGGCCTTTCTTGAATTGGCGATACGCATTCGTGATACTGTTCTGTGTCGTTTTGCGACAGACCTGGAGCGAACCGTTTGGTTGGATGGCTCCCCTTGGACAATTCCTGAAACCTCTTCATGAGTGGATTTGGAAACCAACCAAGGAGACTCAACCGAAACCTGGGAAGGTAGATATGACTTTCTTTGATAAGGAAGGTTATAAGGTGGACCGTAAAGTCCCCACCGATCTAGCTGATCTTATCCTTGTAGCTTGTGACAGAGCTGCAGCTGAAGGGTACGAAAAGGCACCCCAGGGGCGACCGAAAACTTCAGTGGAAGGAGCTTATGAGAAAGCAACCGCTGGACGCTCAGTCGCTAAAGTTGAGACATACGAACCACCGAAATTTGGACGACCTGTGATTAAAACTGACAAAGGAGGAAAGACGGAATGCCGCTCTGACCTTGTTGTTGGAGAAGAGTGCAAGAGTCCTATCAAAGCAGGTTGGCTTGATAGCATGATCTTCGGAATTAAATCTGGAGAAGAGTATCATGTGAAACCTTTTACTCGTCCTGTGCACCTAGTTAATGGTGTGCGCATTGAAGGATTTGAGGAAGAGGCAGCTAAACCTGAACGTGGACCTCTACAGATGATCTGTGACCAGAACGCAAGTGAGAACGCAGCCATCGTTTTCCGCAATCTCTATTGTCTTGAGTTTAAGGACTCTCGTGGAGAATGGCAGCGAGCGATGAATATCCTCTTTATTCAAGGGAGGATTGCTATTTGCAATCGACACGTACTGACCAATATGGCAGAGGAGTGGAGAATTCGAAACCTTTCCATTCCCAACGGGTATCTTTTTAATTTGAAGAAACTTCCCTGCCTATTTGCCCCTGATGACCATCAAATTCATGGTAAGAAGGATGTTGTGATGTTCGTCTTCCCAGACAATCTTCATCAGCATCCCAATATCGTGAAGAAATTCATGACCTCAGATGATTTCTCCAGATTTTCGAGTCTGGGTCAGATTTGCCTCACTGGATATCGCACTACTGAAACGGTGCATCCTTATTCCCAGGCAGCCCAGAATTGTACGGCTTTTGACGCTGAGTTTACCTTGATTGGTAGTACTGGAGCTCAAGTCGGAAAGATCCGGAGATATTTCAAATATGGAATCCAAACGACCGTAGGAGATTGTGGAGCTGTTATCATTGCGTATGACTCTGCCTTTAATCGAAAGATAATTGGTATCCACGCAGCTGGCACAGCTAATCCCGAATTTGCCGGAGTTGGTCAACCCGTTTCGCAGGAGTTCTTAGAATTTTTGTTGAAGGCCATTCCGAAAGTTCGAGCTGATGCTCTTATGAGCCCCGACCCGGAAATCAAATCTGATTTGACAGCTGTCAATGAAGATGGAAAGATGGTTTTGTCACTTCCAATCCCTGGTAATTTTGTCCAGCATGGGCAGGTCCAGGGCGCTCATGAAGTGACGAAATCACGAATTTTCCCCTCACCCGTTTGGAACGTGATTGCTGAACCTTTGACCAAGCCTGCACATCTCAAACCTTTTGTCAATGACGAGGGTGAGAGAATTGATCCAAAAGCTCTTGCACAAATAAAAGCCGCAGGAGTACCTCCGCCAGTTGATACGGACGTGTTAGCTGATTGTGTTCACGGTTATTCGCAAGATGTACTGAGTTGCAAAGGAGATGCCAGCACTAGCAAGTATGATCGAGTTTTAACTCTCGAAGAATCTATTGCTGGTGTTGAAGGAGAAGAATTTCTTGCCCCTATCAACCGCTCCACTTCCCCTGGATTCGGATGGGACAAGAAAG